TTATTAAGTCAGAACTTAATGAAGGTGACGCATGAATAAGCCAACGAATGACTATGAGGCTTTAGTGCTGGCTTTAAACTTAGGTATTACAGCAGACACAGACGAACAGTTTAATCGCGCTTTACAAATGGCTGAGAGCTTTGCAGCAAAACTTACCGACATTGAAGTGGCAAGGGCTAAAAAAGAAGTGGAGGTGATACATGATAGATGATCTTTCAAACATTATTTATTCTGAAAGTGATGCAATGATGTTATCTGGTAAAGCAACAGCCAAAGGTTCGTACAAGTGGGAAACTAACTCAGAGCAGTTAACAAATATGAATAAACATGGAAGCACTGGCAACACTAACGCCAGCAAAGAAGAAACTAAATCATCGGTGTTAACTGTACGCTGTTATCCGCACGAAAAGGCAGCATGGGTTAAAGCATCAAAAGGCCAGAAGTTAGCTGAATTTGTAACGACTACGCTCAATGATGCAGCAAAAAAGAAGAATAGACTATGACTATCCCAAAATGCACAGAATGCGGTTCAACACACCCTGATTTTGATTTTGATTTGATTAGCGGGTTTACTGGAGTAGAAGGATCAGAAGACCCTACCATTGGTTTTGTATTGCGAGAGGGTGATTTCTGCCAAAATCATAACTGTGAGGCAGGTAATGTTTTTATAATGAAATTAGAAGACCTACTTAGACAAACCGTTTTAGATAGTATTCCAAATGACTATGGTGAAGGTTCTCACAGAATCACAAAACTATTGCGAGATTATGCAGACAAAATAGATGCCGAAGCAAATAAGCATAAGCACAAATGGGATGATTAAGTTTATGTCGAGCAGAAAAAAGACTGCCATAAGCAGCCAAGGGTGTAGTCTAGGGGAATTACTTAGACACGCCTTTTATTTTCTCTGCTGTACGCAATCCAGCCAAGCCTAACATGGCTAGGGTTAACTCTAGCATAGCGTCTAGCGGCAATTCTGGTGCGCCTAAATGCGGTGCTAACCATTGCAGTATGGGGTTAATCACAAAGGCAAACAAGAAGCCTAAACCACACACCCACATTAAGAACGGCCTAGCTCCTGCAACAAATGTTGATCTGTGCTGTGCCTGGACTTTATTAATTTCAGCTTGTG